CGGCTCGGCGCGGCTGATCAGCCGGTCGAAAATCCGGCCCGCCCCGATGATCGCAGTCACATCCGGATCGCCGGAAAGGCGCTCGACCACCGCCTTCTGCAATGCATTGCCGCTCATGGCGTTGTCTCCTCGCAATCGCAGATCAGGTAACGGCGGGTCTCGTCGGGATCGCGGACGCCGCGGATCACCAGGCTGCGGCCCCGGCGGACGAAGCGCATGGCGTGGGCCACATCGGCGCGATAGCGGATGGTGACGCGGTGGCTGACCGGCGCGAACGCCGCCCCCGCCTGCTCAGTGGGGATCGCGCGCAACGGCTCAATCCGCCCCCACAGGCTCGCCACCTCCGTCCAGCCGTCGCCGACGCCGCCCTGCCCGTCGGACAGATCCGAGGGCGCCTCAAGCGCCAGCCGGGCGTTCAGCCGGCCGGGATCAAGCGTCAAACCGCCCATCACAGCGCCCGCCTTTGCCAGGGCGAAATCAGCCGGTCATAGCCCATGGGAATCGCCGCCGGCTGCATCTCCGGCGTCACCGCGCCGCGAAACTCGTAAAGATGGGCGGCGTGGATCAGGATCGCCCGCTTGAGTTCGGGCGGAACTTCCAGCGCGGATCCGAACCCGGCGGTGAACTCGATCTCGATGCCGTTGATCGGCCGAGCCGGCCTTGGCCGCTCGGCGATCGCCAGCCGCGCCGGCCGCGCGCCGCCGTCCAGCAGCGTGCCCGCCAGATCGAGGCTTTCGGGCGCGCCTTCGGCGTCGTAAACCAGAATCGCATCAATGCTTTGAACCGGCGTTTTCAACAACTGAATCACACCACCGCGTGGCCAGTCGTCGAGAGCCAACCGAAAGCCCTGGGTCATCAGCGCCACGCCGGTCACTGTCTCCAGATGCCGCCGCGCGACGCGGATCAGGCCTTCCAGCAACTCGTCCTCGTCGCTCGCGTCAATGCGCAGATGCGCCTTCAGCTCGGCAAGCGTCACCGGCTCCGCCAGCGGCGGGTCAGTCTCAATCAGGGTCATGGCGATCTCCGGGATGGGCGTATTTGGGATGAGAACCCTCCCCCGTTCATCCGGGAGAGGGTCTGTCGGAGCGGGACGGACTAGCCGTCAGGCGGCGAATTTCAGCAGCTTGATCGCCTCGAAATTCTGCACCCCGCCGCCGACGCGCTTGGTGGTGTAGAACAGCACATAGGGCTTGGCCGAATAGGGATCGCGCAGGATGCGCACGCCCGTCCGGTCAACCACCAGATAACCGCGGCGGAAGTCGCCAAAGGCGATGGAGACCGAATCCGCGGCGATGTCGGGCATGTCCTCGGCCTCGACCACCGGAAAGCCCATCAGCGCCGCCGCCTGGCCCGCGCCCGCCGGCGGCGTCCACAGATAGTTGCCGTCGGCGTCCTTGAACTTGCGGATCTGGGCTTGCGTCTTGCGGTTCATCACGAAGCGCCCGTTCTGCCGGTGCCCGGCTTTCAGCGCATAGATCAGCTCGATCAGCCGGTCCGACGGATTGGCGCCGAACGCGCCGGCGGCGCCGGTGGCGATATGGCCGAGATTGCCCCAGCTCCAGGTGGACTCCTCAACGCTGGGGTAATCGAGAAAGCCGCGCGGCTTGTTGGCGCCGTCGCCCGAAACGAAGGCCGCGCCCTCCTGTTCGGCGAAGGCCGCCTCCACTTCACTGGCGATCCAGCCCTCGATGTCGAGCGCCCCGTCCTCGATCAGCGAGGCGGTGGCGGCCGGCATGGCGTAGAGCTCCATGGTCGGAAACTGCAGTTCGGTCAACTGCGGCGCCGCCGTCTGCGGCCGCGCATCGGTCTCGCCGACCCAGCCGGTGGCCATGCCATTCAAGGCGAACGGCTTCTTCAGCACCGCGCCGGAGACCTGCCGCACCGTGGCGATCGAGCGCACCGGCGAGAGTTCAGCGAGCCGCCGTCCGATCTCGCTGTCGAGTTCGTCGGGCACCAGATAGCCGCCGTCGGGATCGCTGCCCGCCGACATCGCCTTGAATTCGGCGCTGCGCAGGCCCGCCTCGTCGCCGCGGCGCACATAGGCGTCAAAGGCCTGACGCACGGCGCTTGGCGCGCCGGGCCCACGTCCGAGATCCGGACGGGCGCGCTTGACGATCAGCGCGTCGAGCGCGCGCTTCTGCTCATCCAGCGCCGTGTCGATGCGCGCCATCTTTTCAATGGTCAGCACATCGGCGCCGCCGCGGCGCTCGATCTCGCTCAGGCGATCGTCGTTGGATTGCTTGTAATGCTCGAAGGCGGACATGAAGTCCTCGAAGGCGGCGCTGACATCGGCGTCGACGCTCTTGGTTTCGGGCGCGCGTCCGTCTCTCGCCATGGGGGTCCTGGTGTTCATTGTTCGTCCTTTCAATGTCTTGAAATCGGTGGATGTTGCGGAACCCGACAGCGCCACCGTCAGGGCGCGCAGTTTGAGTTCCAGGCGTTTGAGATCCTCCGGGCCAGCGTCCTGCCTGTCCGAAAGCGCGCCGTGGCCACGGGCGATCAGCCCGCGCGCCTGGCGCCGCGTCAGCCCCGCATCCCGCGTGAGCCTTCGTTCGAGTTCGCGCAGCGTGAGCGCCGGCGCGTGACCGGCTGCAGCCTTGACCGCGGTCACCCGCGCGCCCGGCTGCATCGGAAAGGTCACCACCGAGATCTCCCACAGATCGGCGCTTAAAATCCGGCGCACGCCGCCCTTGGCCTCGGTGCGGGCGCGCAGCGTCTGGAAGCCGATCGACAGACCGTCGAGCGCGCCGGATTTCATCAATTCGTGTACTTCGCGGGCGCGGGCCACGCCGAGCGACAGCTTGCCCTCGACATGCAGCCCGCGAGAATCCTCGCGGATCGACAGCCAGCGGCCGATCGGCTGCTCGGGATCATGCTGGTAGAGCATGCGCACGTCGCCCGCTCCCCGCCGCTTCAGGGACGCGGCGAATGCGCCGGGTTCGATGACGTCGCGGCCGAGATCCACCGCGCCGAACAGGCTGGCATAGCCCGAGAACCTGCCGTCGCCGCTCACATCTTCGAGAGCCAGATCGACACGCTTGTGCTGCCGTCCGGATGCGCTCCAGTCCGTTGTCATGGTCTTGTCCTTGGTGTTGTCGAATTGTTTTCAGGCGGGCCGAATGCGCCGTCTATGTCTTGGGTCCGCGTCCCGTCCGGTCGGCGATCCGTGCCAGCGCGCCGAGCACCCACCAGGCGGTCATGCTGGCGGCGGCCGATCCCATCAGCAATGTCTCGGGCGCGGACAACATGTCCGTCACGCCCATCCACTGCGCCAGCGCCACGCCGGCGGGGGCGCCGAACACCAGGCCGGAGACAATGCCGGCGATGGCGCGGGCTGAGGCCTCGCGCGCGCCTTTGGGCATCATGTAGGCGAGCGACACCAGCGCGCCGGCAACAGCGCCCGCCATCCGCGCCGCCAGCATCGACTGGTCCGGACTTATCTCCGACATCGCCTCGCCTCCGCCCTTGACCGTCAGCCGCCGTTCACAGTTTGAATCAGGCGCCTGCCGGTTTGAATCCGGTTTAGTCCGCAACACTTTGATATCCCACGGCTTCCCGCTTCTCTTCGTCGCTGAGGAAGTCGGCATTGCCGAGCCGCGCCCACAGCGCGTCGCGTTCGGCTGAGAGCCCCGGCAGCCGGTCGGCGTCGTAATCGACCTTCAGCCCGGCGCCGTGAACCGGCTGCAGCCAGGCCGTGAGTGCTGCCGCCGTGCGGCCAACCAGCGGCAACACCGTCAGGCGGCAGAAGGCGCGGTTGGCTTCCTGGTAGTTGGCGTAGGTCAGGTCGCCGGGAATGCCCAAGAGCATCGGCGGCACGCCGAGCGCCAGCGCAATGTCGCGCGCGGCCCCGTTCTTGGCCTCAATGAAATCCATGTCGCGTGGGCTTAGCCCCATCGCCTTCCAGTCGAGCCCGCCTTCGAGCAGCATCGGCCGGCCTGCCCTTCGCGCGCCCTGGTAGCCGTCCTCGAGCTCGGCCTTCAGCCGCTGATATTGCTCGGGCGTCAGATTGCCGCCGTCCTTGGGCTGGTAGACCAGCGCGCCAGAGGGCCGGGCGGAGTTGTCCAGAAGCGCCTTGTTCCAGCTCATCGCCGCATTGTGCAGGTCGAGCGCCATCAGCGCTGCCTCCAGCGGTGCGAAACCCAGATGATCGTCAAGCGGATGAAACAGTTTGAGATGCAACAGCCCCGGCCCCTCTTCCGGCGTCACAGGAAAGCGCTGCCGCCTGCCGTCCGCCTGATGCTCATAGGCCACCGGCCAGCCATCGCTGCCCGCGATCACCCGCATCCGGTCGGGCCGCAAAAGCTGCAGTCCGGCGATGCGGCCGCCCAAGCCGACCGGGTTGATCCAGGCATTGCCCGACAGCAGCAGATGGCCGTACAGCGTCTCGAAGAAGCCGTCGCCCGCGCCCTGCGGATCGGGCCGCTTGAGCAGGTCCATGACCGGATGGCGCTCCTGTTCGCGGTCCCCGTCAAACACCAGCCAGGGCACCGAGGCCGCCGCCTCTGCGATCATCCGCACGGCGCGGTGCGCTACCGGATTGCGCATGAAGCCCTCGCGGGCGATTGCCGCGTAGGACCGCCCGCTCCATTGCGCGCCCGCATCCGCCGCGAACGCCGCGATCGCGCCGGGCGACCAGCTCTTGGCGGCCGGCGCACGCCGCGCCCAGGGAAGCCTCAATCCGAATGCCATGGTCATGCCCTTTCAAAAGCTGGAATTAAAAGCCCGCCGGATGCACTGGCGGTCAACATTCCCTCGTCATCCCGGCCTTGAGCCGGGATCCAGCGACCCGGCGTCCGCCGGGTCGAAAGACTCCTTTCAGCCCGAGGACTCGGGCTGGCTGGATACCGGATCAAGTCCGGTATGACGAAAACTTCGCCCCAAGGCGCCCGCCTCACAAATGCCGCACCTGCGGCTCGCCCCTGCGGTTGAGCAGTAGTTCGGTGAGCGCCCAGACCAGCGCGTCGAGCCGGTCGGGCGAGCGGCCCGACGACAGCCCGTCCGGGCCGAAATCGCACATCTGGTCCTCGAGCGCCGCGAAATGGCCGGCATGGACCACTCGTCCCTGCTCATAGAGAGCCGCCACCGGTTCGGCGCGCAGCCATTTGCCGCGCGTCGCCCGCACGGTGCGGACCGGCAGCGTCGGCTCGACGGTGTTGAGCACGCTCGCCACCATGTCGCCGCCCTGGTTGATCTCGGCCACCACGCAATCGGCGTCGAAGCGGCGGTAGAGCCGCGCCACGGCTTGCGCCCAAAGGGTGGGGCTGGCGCCCTCGACCGAGCCGTCGGCCAGCACCACCGCGCGGCCATCACTGCCCAGCCCGGCGGCGACGATGCCGCAGCAGGAATATTTCGCCTCGCCCGCCACCGGCGGGTCGACCGCCACGACGATGCGGGCCATCTGGCCGTGATGGCGCAGCACCAGCGCCTCGATCTGTTCGCGCCGCCACAGCCCGTCCTCGCGGTCGGCGATCAGTTCGCCGTCAAGCTCCTGCCGCCCCAGCCGCGTGCCGCCATAGCGCGCCCGGATCACATCGAGAAATCCCGCCGCCAGATGGGCCGCATTGTCCTCTGTCCTGATCCGCGTCACCCGCGTGGCCTGGTCCTTGACCAGCGCCAGCATCAGCGGCGTCGCCCGCGGCGTCGTCGTCACCAGTTGCCGCGGCAATGCGCCCAGCCTCAGCGCGAATTGCAGCATGTCCCAGGTCTCGCGTTGATGCCGCCATTTGCCCAGTTCGTCGCACCAGGCCAGGTCGAATTGCGGCCCGCGCAGGCTTTCGGGGTCTTCGGAGGAAAACATCTGCGCAACCGCGCCCGAAGGCCAGACCAGCCGCCGCCGCGTCGCCTCGAAGGCGGGCCGCTCCTCGCGCGCCACGCCCAAAATGCCGGAGACGCCGTCAATCATCACCTCGCGCGCATCGCCAAAGGTTTCCGCCACCAGCGCGATGCGGCCGTCGCGGCCGAGACCCGGAACCGCGCCCGAGGCGAGAGCGTGCACCCATTCGGCCCCGGCGCGAGTTTTTCCCGAACCGCGCCCGCCCATCAACAGCCAGGTGCGCCAGCCTCCCTCGGGCGGCAATTGCTCGGGCCGGGCCAGATATTCCCAGGCCGTAGCGTTCTCTATCAGTGCATGATCGCCAAGCCGCGCCAGATGCGCCGCCACCAGTTCCTCGGCGCTCGCTTCGGCATAAAGCTCCAGCATCCCGCCGAGGCCCAGCGCGGCGGTCAGTTCAGGCGCTCCGCTGACGATCCGCACCCCGCTGGCGCCGTTTTGGACCGGCGTCCCGATCTGCTCCCGCATCCGCTCCGCGTCAAACTTTTGATATGTCCCGCCCTCGCCCGCTTCGCCAGCCGCGCCCGTCTCGCTGACGCCGCCCGCTCCGCGCCCGGCGCGCCGCCGCGCCGCGCCCGCCAGCAGAATGTGAACCCGCCGCGCCCGAAACGGCGCCGGCCTTGCCCACACCCCGCATTGCAGCGCCGACGTCATCGACCGGACGATCATCTCTTCCTCCGCAATAGCCCGCCGTTTGCACATTCCGCCTTGGAGAGCGAACTCTCCCAACCCCGTCATTCCGGCCCCGAGCCGGAATCCAGCGATGTGGGCCGCCGCCGGATCAAAGGACTCTTTCTGTCGACATCGGCATCAGACAAGGTCTCTGGCTCGCGGACGCTCGCCGCTGGATGCCGGATCGGGGTCCGGCATGACGGGCGCAGAGATATCGCCAAAATTTGCGCCCGATGCCGTTGCAAGCGCGGCCCGCCAGACCTACCGCTCTTCAGTCCTGTTCAGCCCCGGCCAGCATCGGTCAAAGATCGAGGCGGCAGCACTGCCGCCCCACATTCCTTTTCTCATGCCCGCGTTTGCGATCAAAATCCCAACCCCCGTCATTCCGGCCTCCGAGCCGGAATCCAGCAACCCCGCGTCTGCGGGGTCAAAGGACTCTTTTTCTGCCCAAAAATTTCTGCCCAAAGACTCGGACTGGCTGGCAACTGCTTCCGCCGGGCTGATCGACGTCTTCAGGCGTCGGTCTGCCTGGATGGCGGGTCGGAAACTTCCGCAGCCACACCTGCCGCATCGGGCGCTCCTAACTCAGCCCCATCCGCCCCCGTGCCATCCCCGCCCTCTTCCACCGCGTCC